CGCCACGTCATGATGGAGGAAGCCGACGCCAAGTATATCCAGGATGTTTCCGGGGTGACTGATGAGAACATGGGGCGCCAGACCAACGCGGTGAGTGGCATTGCCATTCAGTCAAGGCAGAACCAAGGTTCCCTGGTAACGGCCGAGATATTCGACAATTTGCGTTTGGCAATTC